TCAGAGCGTGTGTGCAAATGTTTCAAGATGCTGCGCCCACTCTCTGGGGGCAGCATCTGATGAAATTTGTTGATGTTTTGCATGAGAACACCCTGGGCTGTGTTGGGACCCTGAGCGCTGTGCTGACTCGTACAGCTAACCTGGTAGAAAAAAAGGGAGGATGGTCCGTAGAACACTTGCGCACGGCGCTCTTGTCTGAGCTGCAGCGCGAGCGAATCCTCCAAGAGATCGTGGATGGCGAAAAAGCTATCAATCCTGGCTTGATCCGGATCATGCGCAATCCGAAAGATTCTTCCACTCAGCAACGGAGCGCGGCATGATCGATACGATTAAAAATCCCAGGTCTATCTTGCATGCCATGCAGCCCATGGGGCTGGGCACAGGGGACGTAGAAAGCCTGCTCAGCTATTTTTGTCGACTAGCGGTGTCGCACAGTACCTCGACTCTGAGTCTGTCGCGAACAGTTGCGCAGCGGTTTCAGCACGATGTAGACCGAAACTTTGATTGGCACGAAAGACAGCTGTCTGGCATTCGAGAGTCTGCTCTGACGTGGTCCTCCGCGTTGTCCGCAATGACCAGCGTGTCACGACTGGACAGGCTGACGTTCTTGCCATGGCGGAATGTGATTTCTCAGAATGGCCTGTCGATGGTCAGCAAAGGACAGTTTTGTCCGCAGTGTCTGGCTGAAGATCAGGCTGCGGGACGCAGCCCGTATTACCGTTTGGCGTGGGAGTCCAAGGCCGTCTCTGTGTGCCATATCCATGGCACTCGACTGACACAGCACTGCCCATCGTGCGGCAAGGACAATATTCGTCACGCGGCCGCGTTTGTTGTGCCCGGGTGGTGCACAAAATGTGGTGAATTTCTGGGCTGCCAAACACCTAGCCATTTGGATACTTCAGGCATTGAGAAGCTGGAGCATTGGAAAGCCGAAGAAATTGCGAAGCTGCTTGAAGCGCAGCAGCGACTGGATGCTGTGCCAATGCGCCAAGATCTGTTGAATGCCATCCAGCACATCATGGATGAGATGGACGGCGGGCGCAGTTCGCATTTCGCCAGGCGAGTGGGTTTGTCCAAGAGCACGGTTCACCACTGGTTGCAGTCCGAAGGTAAACCGACCCTAGAGATGAGCATGCAAGTGGCCAGCCAATCGGGCATAAACCTGACAGCGCTACTCTGCGGTGACACCAATTCATGGAAGGCCCCTTCTGACGGGCAGCAGCTGACACTGAAGTTGTTGCTCCCGCCTGCCAAGCGCCGTGCGCTAGCACGGGTAATCAATTGGTCTGATGTGGAGCATCAATTACAAAGATTTTTGCAGTACCCAAAGCCAATTTCCGTACTTGAGGCGGCCAGGGTACTAGACGTTGAGGCTCGTCAGCTGTACCTGCATGCCAACAAAACGACGCGACAATTGGGAAAGCGGTGGGAGGCTTACAGAAAACGTTGTGGTGAAGCAAACCTTGAACGGGCAATGCCAATTATTGAATCCGTGGGTAGGGAGCTGATCATGGAGGGCCGTGCCGTAACTCGTCGAGAAGTCGAGGCCCGGGTGCCGCCGGAAGTGTTGTCTTCAGTGCCTCGATTGTTTGATGTGCTGCGGGATGTTCAAGGGCGTATTGAGTCAGAGAGGCTGGGGAATAGCTGATCGCCACTTGTGGGAGTGAGTTCAAATTCCCCGTGGTCCACCATTCATATAAATCCCGACTCTTATCAGTCGGGATTTTTTTTGCCCGTTCCCCCTGTAATGGCGGGGTTTGGCGCCTTTGCCTCTTGAGCGGTCCCGCGCCGGAAACCCTGTTTTTCGCGCCCAGAACCCCGCTTTCTGTCTCTATTCTCTGCTGGCCTCTTGAGCGTTCAAGTCGTATGGTCTAGCAAAATCAACGACTTGCAATGGGGTGGTTGCAATCGCAAACCGCTATCCATCGCAGATTTGAAATATGAAACCCCGTCCGTCAGACCTGCTTGGGAAGGGGCGTAGCTGCGTTTTCCGGGGCGTCTTCTGTAGCCACAGATAGCTCTGCCATGTCCCTGATTTGGCGGATCAGCGCTGGAACGTTCATCTCGATGCGCATGCCATCAGGTTGCAGCGTGACCCGCGCGATCAGTTGATACAACAACGCAGCCACCGTGTAGCCCGTGAAAAGGTCCCAAACTTCGTCCAGCCGTCGAAGGGCATCACGAATCTTGTCTTCATTCAAATCCGCCTCGTCCGGCTGATGCCTTTGCACCATCGGCAGCCACGCTGTCGGATCTTTGAAATTCTGGCGGAGGTGGTCAACGAGGATCCGGTGCAGTTCATCGGCCGACCAGGTAAACGGCGGCTGGCCGGCGGCTTTTTCTGCTTCGGTGGCGGGTGCCACGTAATACCGATACCGCACGTTGTCTCGCGGCGATGACATGAACAGGGTGTATGGGCGCCCGTCATGCCAAAACAATCGCCCGCCCAAGGGAAAATCAAATTCACTGCGCCTCTGGTTGGGTACGCCCTTGCGCCTTGCCCGCTGCGCCAGCTTTTCCTGAACGGCTCGCCACAGATCCAGGTCGATGATGGGTGGATAGATGCCGCTGTGCCACTCGCCGTCAAGCAGCGCCTCTCCGATGTACATCCGGTTGCCGAACATCCGGTACAAGGTGGTGCGGTCCATGGGGCGGCCACCCCGGGTTTTGCCATCGCGCGTGATCCATTTCTTGGTCTTGACCTTTTGATGCTCAACCCACGCCATCAAATCTGCCATGGTCTCTGACGCCACATAGCGCCTGAAAATCTCACGCACCAAACTGGCATCGGACTTGTTCACGACCAAGCGTTGATCGAAATCGACTTCGTAGCCCAAGGGCGTGCCACTGCCTTGCCAGCGCCCCTGGCGGCGCGTGGCTGAGAGCTTGTCACGGGTGCGCTCCCCGATGGTCTCTCGTTCGAACTCGGCAAAACTGGTGAGCAAGTTCAATGACAAGCGGCCGTTGGGCGAATGGGTGTCAATATGCTGGGTTACGCTGACCAGCTCGACACACTTGAGCCGCAGAAGCGGCAGCAGCACGTCAGTCAAGTCAAACAGGCTGCGACTGAGCCGATCCAGTCGGTGCACCACGATCACCTCGACCTCGCCCTGCTGTACCAGCTCCATCAGGGCACGCAGTCCCGGACGCTGAAGGTCTCTGGCACTCTCACCGTCGTCTGTGTACGCAGGTCCAGCCAGGACCCATCCCATGCCAGCCCGGCTGGCTAGGTACTGTTCGCAAGCCTCGACCTGCGCCGCCAGTGAACTGAACTCGCCTGACTGGGCGTCGGCGACAGACACGCGCGCATACACTGCGCAGCGCACAATGGGCTGCGACGGTTGGGTTGTTGTTGCGGCAAGCGTTTGGACGTGGCTCACAGGCCTCATCATCTCAAACATTGGCGGCGCTGGGCGTCCACCGTTGCGCAGTGGGTTTTGGTGGCCACCAGAGAGAAGGATCCGTATAATTAGTGCATGGCCATCCTATCGACCACCTTCGGGCGCGTGGAGCTCTCCGGCAAAGAAGCCGACCGGTTCCAGCGTCACATGACTGAAGACAAGCCCAATCCTGCGGCGAAGGCTTCGCTCGCCCGTGGTCAAGCCATGTTGGCTCGCATTGCGTCCATTCGCCAGACCAAAGTTAACGGCAAACGTTAAGGCAGGCCGGGGTGGTTTTCGGCGAAGACTATTCGATTCGTCTGCTTGATCCAGCTGACTCGACGGCAAACTTCAAATCAGGTGACCCTGCAGCACAGCCCCTGAAGAGCTTCCTGCAGAAGCAAGCCCACGAGTTTCATGAGCACAATATTGCCAAGACCTACGTTGCCATTGGGGCGACGGGGGATGCAACTGACAAGCTGCTCGGATTTGTCTCGCTCATTGCCAGTGAAATCGATATTCGTGGTGGGTATGTCGTCGATGACCCAGTTCACGCCAATCGCTACGCTTCACTTCCAGCCGTAAAGTTGGCTCGACTGGCTGTCGACAGCCGTTTTCGTGGTTGTCGGATTGGCGAGGCCCTGGTCGATTTCGCTTTGGCCGTGGTGGTCGAGAATGTGGTGCCGAATGTCGGTTGCCGATTTTTTGTAACTGATGCCAAGCAACCTGCCGTCGGTTTCTACGAGAAGTTGGGATTTACCCTCCTCGATACCGATGACAATCGCGGACGGGAAAATCCTGTGATGTTCATTGACCTCCTGAAATTCTGAGAACAGGGGTTGCCACCCTTCTTGGCTCCGTTATCGGGGCCATTTTTGTTTGTGGAGATGGCCTTTGGCCAGGAGGAAAACGACCGGAAATCACGGACTTTCGAGGCTGACATTGCTCGTGTGTTTGGAGACTTTTCCGACTTTTGCGGCCGCCCGTTCATACTTCAATTTGCCACCATTCATAGAAATCCCGACTCTTATCAGTCGGGATTTTTTTGCCCGATCCCCCAGTAATGGCGGGGTTCGGCGCATTTTCCTCTTGAGCGGCCCTGCGCCGGAAACCCTGTTTTTCGCGCCCAGAACCCCGTTTTCTGTCTCTATTCTCTGCGGGGCTCTTGAGCGTTCAAGTCGCGCCATCTAACAAAATCAATGGGTTACGACGGCCTGGTTGCAACTGGCAAGCACTTCGCGATTGAGTACTGACGTCGCGAATCTTGCCCGATGGGCACAAAAAACCGCCCGAAGGCGGTCACTTGAAGTTGAGACGTTGATGTGGCTACTGGTACGGCCCCAATCTGGCTCGCTGTGCCGTCCATTCCGTGGGCAGGGCGCCGCCACGAATGAAGTGCTCCAGAGCCATCTTGCTGTCGGGCCGAAGGCTGGCGTGGATGATCTTGGGGTCCAGGTAAGCCAGCTTGGCAATTCGACTGGCCTGACTGAGGTTGATTTCCTCGGCCGCAGCAATTTCGGTCAACGAGCCAAAGCGACCGTCGTCAAGCAGCCGCTGCCAGTGGTGGGCCAGCCCCAGGGCCCGCAGCAAAGGGCTGGGTTGCTCAAGTTCACGTTGCTGGTGCTCAAGGGTCGCCTCGTCGATGAACTCAATGGGTGTGTCGAATGGCGTGATCACCTTGCGCCGTACGCCTCGTTTGACCAGGGTCCAGGGGATGTAGGTCTCCATCTGCACGCCGCCAGCCGGACTCGGTGTCTGCCTGGTCACAGGTTCGCCAATGACTTTACCGATGTCTTTCTTGCCCATGCGCACTCCTATCGGAACCGTTCAAAAAGCGCCCGCTGTTCGCTCCAGGAACTGGGGATGCGGTTGCGGATCAGCCAATGCGCCGTCAACCGTCGGGGCTGTTTGCCGGCCATCAGTTCTTCGATCAGGTCAGGGGCCAGCAGTCCCATCCGCACCAGCCGGTTCACCGTCGATGGCGTGACGCCCTCAACCTTGGCAAGGTCAGAACCACTGGCGTACACGCCGGTGTCCAGCAGGTCTTGCCAAAAGAACCCACGACCGACGACGTTGAGGATGTTGACGTCATGAGCCGGTGCACCCGTGTCCGTGATCAATCTGCCCGCCCGCCGTTTCAAATTCAGCGGCACGAAGGTCGTCTGGTCGGTTGGACTGTTGGAATTCATGCCTCCTCCATTTCGACCAGTTCGGCGCCGATGCTGTCCTGCGCAAACTCTTCAATCAGGTCTTTCCAGCCGAGCTCTCGCCATTTCACCTTCAGGCCACCGGGCACGATGTCCACACGCTCGATCACCAAGTTCACGATGCGGTGTTGTTCAGCCGGGTAAAGTTGCTCCCACACGTTGCCCAGTTGACGCATAGCCATCACCGCCATGTCCTCGCGCACGGCAGCACCGTTTTTTCGGATGAACTGGCACACGCCTGCTACAGATTCTGGGCTTGAGAGCACGGTCTTAATCTGGGCCACTGTGGCGGCCTCGACTTCATCGGCGGGCAGTCGCGCGTAAGTCTTACTCTCGGCACCGAATCTGGCTTCTGATTTCGAGAAGTAGTAGCGGTACTTGCGGCCCCTCTTGTTGGAGTAGGTCGGGTACATCCGCTCGCCGGTGGGGGCGTACAGCAAGCCACGCAGCAGGGCATCCGTGCGCGAGCGCACTTTAGTTTCCACCGAGCGCGTGTGTCCATCGCTGGCCAAGATTTCGTGGACCTGCCCCCAAAGACCGTGATCAATGATGGCGGCATGAACGCCGGGGTGCCAGTTGCCCTTGTGAGAAATCTCTCCCAAATAGACTCGGTTACGCAGCAGTTTGTAGAGGAACTTTTTGTCAATGCGCGTGCCGCTGCGCATCTGACCACTGCGCGTCACCCATGACTTGGTGGTGAATCCTTCGGCCGTCAGGCCGGCTGCGATTTGGGTTGTCGACCCGTTGGTCAACATCTCCTTGAAAATTCGCTGGACGATGGCGGCTTCCGCTTCATTGACGATGAGTTGCCGGTTCACCACGTCGTAACCCAGTGGCGGCACACCGCCCATCCACATGCCCTTGCGTTTGCTGGCGGCGATCTTGTCCCGGATGCGCTCCCCGGTGACCTCTCTCTCGAACTGGGCAAACGACAGTAGCACGTTGAGCATCAGCCGACCCATTGAGGTCGTGGTGTTGAACTGCTGCGTGACCGAAACAAAACTTACCTTTCGGCGTTCGAACACTTCCACCATTTTGGAAAAATCCGCCAAGCTGCGCGTCAGGCGATCGATCTTGTAGACCACCACGATGTCAATCAGGCCTCGCTCAATGTCGGCCATCAGGCGTTTCAGCCCGGGGCGTTCAGTATTGCCACCAGAGAATCCGGGATCGTCGTAATCGTCGGCCACGGGAATCCAGCCTTCTGCTCGCTGGCTGGCGATGTACGCATGGCCGGCTTCACGCTGGGCGTCGATGGAGTTGAATTCCTGATCCAGCCGCTCGTCGGTGGATACGCGGCAATACACCGCGCAGCGCTGGCGCGCTTTTTTGCTCGGGGTGTCGTTCACAGCACACTCTCCGCTGGACGGCGCAGGCCAAAAAACAGTGGGCCAGACCACGAGCTGCCAGAAATGTGGCGAGCCACCGCAGATAGGCTCTTGAAGTACTTGCCCTCGTATTCGAAAGTCCCCTCGGCGGTTACTTTCACGTAGTGGTCACGCTCGGCCCATTCACGAACCAAGACAGTGCCGGGAGCCAGCGTGATTTCGGGGCCCTTTCGGCGGGTTTTGATCTTGGACTGCCGGACGCCGATGTTGACCAAGCGCCGGCGCGTATCAGGATCCAGCCCACCAAAGGCTTCTTCCTGCAGCTTGTATGCAATCCGGGACTCCAGGTAGACGCGGTTGGTCTTCTCCGGGCGAGATTTGAAGAAGCGATCCCACAGCGCCCATAGGTCTGGCAGCGGGATCGATGGCAGGGAGGCCACTTGTTTGGCCACGGATGATGTGTCGTTCATGACAACTCCTCTTGTTGAGATGGGGTTGTATGAACGCGCTGGTCGGGCATAAAGCCAAGGTGAACCGGGTTCTCTGCTGGCTCATTAGCCACATAGCTGCGGGTGATCGCCGTGGCAAGGATGGCGCAGATTTCCCTTGCCCTGGCACAGGGGGCTATCTCCGCTGGAGAAAGAAGTTTGATGATTTGCATGACGGCTCCCGAGGAATTGCAACCGTCTTTATGGTCTGCCAAATCTCCCGAAGCGGTTGGCAATATAGGGCAATGCCACTGCTTTCTACGTTTCGCAAGATTTTCTTGCACTACTTCTTTTGCAAGAGTAGAATGACCTTTTTGGAGGTGACAACCCATGCTCGACAAGATCTCGCACAAGCTGATCGGCTTCCGCGTGAAGGCGGCGCGCGAGGCCAAGGGCTGGACGCAGGATCAGCTCACTGAAGGCCTCGGTCTGAACGACCGCCAGTCGGTTTCCGACATCGAAAACGGCAAGCGCACGCTGCGGGCGGAGGAAATGCTCGCCCTGACCGATCTACTGGATCGGGACATCGAGTTCTTCATCGACCCCTTCGCCGTTGCGGGTGAGGCGCAATTCAACTGGCGCGCCGACCCCGGTGTGTCCGAGGACAGCCTGGACGGCTTCGAGTTGAAGGCTGGCCAATGGATCGGGCTGCTGCGCTGGTTGCGCGAACAGCGCGACAGCCGGGCCAGCGTGCTCAAGCGTGCACTGCGCCTGTCCACCCAGTCGTCCTACGAGGATGCGCAGGAGCGTGCGGAAAGCCTTGCCGCAGAGCTCGACCTGGGTGTCATTCCTGCCGAGACCCTGATCGACAAGGTCGAGCGCGAACTGGACATTCCGGTACTGTTCGTCGACACGGTCGAGACCGCAGACGGCAAGTCGATCTCCGGTGCGACCTGCCACCTAGAGGAGATGGGCGTGATCCTCATCAACCGCAACGAAAGCGAGGCTCGGCGCTTTTTCGACCTCGCTCACGAACTCTTCCACGCGCTGACCTGGGATGCAATGAAGCCCGAGCATCGTGAGTCGAACTCCTTCGAGGAGCGCACCAAGGGGAAACGCGTCGAGCAGTTGGCCAACAGCTTCGCGGCTGCGCTGCTGATGCCGCGTGCCTCGCTCGACAAACTCATCGACAAGGAACGCGTCAACGACATCGCGCATCTGTGCGAGGTCGCGGCCTTGCTGCGGGTCGCGCCCGTGGCGTTGGCATGGCGGCTTTTCAACCTCAAGCTCATCGGTGACGACACTCGGCAAAGCCTCTCTCAAGAGAAGCAGCGGCCCTCCGTATCCGGGCCACCCAAGCGTTTCTCTGCGTCCTTCGTGAAGATGCTGCACGAGGCGCTGGAGAACGGCCGGCTGTCGGCGCGCAAGGCCGCCAAAGCCATCGGCATTGGCCTTGGTGGGCTGACCGAGCTGTTCGGCCAGTACGACCTGCCTGCTCCGTTTGAGCTTTGAGGTGCAGACCGTATGCCTCAAGTGCGCGTATTCGCTGACACGAACGTCATCCTAGAAGCATTTCGCTCACGGTGCTGGACTGCCATCACCACACACTTCGCCGTCGAAACGGTCGACAAATGCGTCGAGGAAACGCTGACCGGCGACCCCACCGATCCTCGCCATGTGGCGGTTGCGCCCGCTGAGCTGCATGCGGGCCTCACCGCCCGGCATCCGGTCACCCGCAAGGAGCTGGCCGCGCTGGTCACCAGCCAGCCCGGCTGCATGACGCTGGACGACGGCGAAAAGCACCTGTTCGCGTGGTTGCATGCCAGCAAGCTCCTGCCCAGCAATGTCATCGTCGTGACCACTGCCGACAAGGCGGCCCTGGTGGCATCGAATGGACTGGGCTGGCTCAACAGCATGACCTCGCTGGAAGACCTCGCCCGCAAAGCGGGCGTCGGTCGCGTCAACCTCGACGCCTTGGCCTTGCAGTACCGCGAGGACTGGCTGTCCAGCATCAAGACCAAGATCATGTTGGGAATCATCCCGTGAATGTCGAGCCGCGCTGACGGTGCCGACGCAAGGGAGGCCACTCAGCATCAACCCAAGGAGCATCGAGTGGCCCAGAAGTCTCACAAGAACAACAAGCACATCGCTGAACTGATCGAATCGGCAACCGTCACCGCGCTCCAGCAGTTGGCGCAGGTCGACAAGTTCGCCATGCTCGGTGGGATCGATGCGTCTCTGCCTGACGATCAGGTGCGCGCGGCGCTGCGCGAGCACATCCTCAAGATCAAACGCGAGGACATCACCATTGCCGATCGGGAGGCTGTGCGACTCCTCCAGCTCGTCCGATTCCGTACCGAGGAAATGCTGGAGCACGCCTATCGGGAACTGGAGTTCGAGCAGCACCCAGAGATCTCCACCTTTGACAAGTCGGCGGATGCGATGACTCGGCTGATCTGGTTGCATGTCAAGGCGTCCCGCGTGTTCGACCAGATCGAGACCATCTACCTGACCCACCATTTTCACGGGCACAAGAAGTTCCTGGGGTTCACGGTCCGCGATGGCGACGGGCGAGACTTCCAGTGGACGCCGGAAGTTGAGAAGAAGCTGCACGAAGGCGTGGGCGAAATCCTCGAGCTGGACGACGAGGCCAAGCAGAACTGCGAGCTGATTCACTTCGAGATGGACGAAGGCGATGCGGACGCCAAGCGACGCATGCACTATCTGGTCGTCTATCACCCCGGGAAGATGAAGCTGCTGCGGCAGATGAAGGATCGTCGCCGTGATCTTCTGGTCTTCACACCCGCACTGGAAGCAACGCTGGTGTACGACCCGACAGCGAACAAGGTGCATGTGCTCTCGGACAAGCGCGGCACGGCGCAGCGCCTCGCGGATCGCTTCGTCGCCGTCGGCTTCGACAAACCGCTCTCGAAGCAGCCCGTCGGGGCAATCAGCTACGAGTTAGGCATGTTCAAGAGCTCGGTCAACCTGCGTACCGCAACCGCCAAGGGTGCGGTGATCTTGGACGCATGGATTTCGTCGATCACCATGACCCTCGGGCATACACGGCACAGCGTCACTTTTGCGATGGCGAACAGCGACAGCGTCTGGAGCGAGTCCGACAAGCATTTCGGCGACTACAACCCCTTGTCCAGCTGCCGTTCCGTGATCGAGGTGAAGCTGTCGTTCTCGATCCGTTTCGACGGCGAGCAGGATTCGCGCGCGCTGGACATCACGGTTGATCACCGGGGCTCGTGCAATCTGCTGAATCTGCCTGATCCACGCCTGCGCCAATGCGGTGAAGACATCCTGACTTCGCTGGGCGTGATGAAGCGAGTCGAACCGGCGAAGGTCGGTGCTGACCTTGCTCTGTTCCGAGCCGAGATGAAGTTGCTCGATCTTGCGGGCCACGAGGTGGATGGACACCTGCTGACAGCGCTAGGTCTGACTGCCACCGATCTGGTGAGCAAGGGTCTGCTCAAGCAGAAGGCTCCGGGCGACTACATCACCGTCCCCGTTGAGGATGCCGACGGCCAGCAGGGATTCCGCCGACTGAAGGTCCTGTTCAACAGCACCAGCACTTTGGCAGTTGATGAGGTCACCGGCGAACGCTTCGATCTGGCTGAAGGCGACCTTTGCCGATACGACATCAGCAAGGGCTATCTGCGTGAACGTCTCGACGAGCTGCTCCGTCCCCAACTGGTCGACATGCCGTTGACTGTGGACGAAGAGGAGCCCTATGTGCTCGGCAACTACCGGATGGGCGATCAGCGCATTCCGGTCGCGCTGGTGTCCCGACTGTGGGAGCCCAAACACGCAGACAAAATCGATACAAAGCTGCGGCAGTCGAATCTCGGCCTCACTATCGTGTTGTCGACGACGGCGGGCCAGCCGCGCCGCTACCTTGGACCCGGCATCGTTGTCTCGCTGCATGCGCTCGCTAAGGACGTCAACGGGAAGGTGTCGATCGATCTCACGCCGGTCGATGCAGAGATTCGTCGTCGGCAATCCGAGGCGTCCGTGATCGACACGCCGCGTTTGATCAAGGACGACGCACGCAGCGGCACGCTGCACGGGCCGTGGCCCGATCCGTGGACGCTGACCAAGAAGGAATGGCTCGATGTGGTCGAGGTGTTCGTCAAAGGATGGACATCCGGACGACGCAAATGGTCAAAGGCTCAAATCGAGTCTGCATCGGGTGTTTCATTTCGCACAATGGCCGAACTGTTCCGAGGCGCACCGGAATGGCAAACGTATTTCCGTGGTGCAGATGGAAATGCCAAACCCCGAATTTGGGAACTGAATATCGGCACCCCCGACTATCTGGGCTCCGCGCAAGCCACTGGCGACGAGCCAGCGGAATCCGAATTGGCTTGAGGGACTCGCCCTTGTAATTTCCGCGTGATTTCTGCGTGAAGGCTGCGAAATATCGCAAGCCCTGCGGCGAGAAAGTAGGAGCACCCCAACGAAAGGAGTGCTCCTCATGCAAAACCAAGTCCCTTCCATTCAATCCGGCCGGAACCTGATCCGGCCCCTTCCGGACGGTGCGCCCCGCATCGCCATCGACGAAAACGAACTGGCCATTCGCTGGGGACTTTCCGTCAAGACCCTGCGCCGCTGGCGGCAAGAGCAGCTTGGCCCGGTCTTTTGCAAGCTCGGCGCCAGCGTTCGGTACCAGATCTCTGCCATCGAGCAATACGAGCGCCAAGTCGCTCGGTTCTCGACCTCTGCACGTGCATACCAGTGAGGGGCCGGTCATGACTGATCTGACTATCTTTCCCGCTGACATCGCCGAGATGTCGATTGCCCAACTGGCCAGCTTGCCGATCCAGCAACTCTACGAGATTGACACCAACCTTGATCAGGCCATCGCCTGGCTCAAGAGCGCGCGCACCAAGGTGGACGCCGCCCTGGAGCAACGATTCGGTGTCCAGGGACGTGAGGCCCTGCGCGATACCGGGCGTGATTTCGGTACCGCCCACCTCAAGGCCGAAGGCTTACACGTCAAGTTCGAGCTGCCCAAGAAGGTGTCATGGGACCAGAAAAAGCTCAAAGCCATCGCCGAGCGCATCGTCGCTTCCGGAGAAGCCGTCGAGAGCTACCTCGACGTGAAGCTGGCGGTGCCTGAGTCCCGTTACACCAACTGGCCGCCGGCGCTGCAGCAGCAGTTTGCCGATGCCCGCACGGTCGAGGCCGGTAAGGCCACGTTCCAGCTGTCATCTGACTGGGAGGGTTGATCATGAACCAGCAACTTGTCCCCTTTGACTTTGAAGGTCGCCCCGTCCGAGTCGTGACGGATTCACAAGGTGAACCATGGTTTGTCGCAGCCGACGTCTTGGCAACCATCGGTCTTGATCGCAAGGCACTTGAGCGTCTGGATGAAGATGAGAAGGGTGTGAGTTCAATTCACACCCCCGGCGGCGGCCAAGAGATGACCACGGTCAACGAGCCCGGGCTCTACACCCTGGTGCTTGGCAGTCGCAAAGCCGAAGCTAAACGCTTCAAACGGTGGGTCACCCACGAAGTATTGCCCTCGATCCGCAAGACGGGCAGCTACGCCGTTCCCGGAGCGCTCGCCAGTCTGCCCGCTCCCACACAGGACCGCGTTACCGCGCTGCTCCTGATCGGCGAAGCCGTGGCCAAAGTGCCTGGGGTCAAGGCTGGCATTGCCATGGCCGCAACGCTGACCTGCATCCAGGAGAACACGGGCTTGGCTGTCGAGACCTTGCGGCGGACGCTGCCAGCCGCCAACGAGCCCATCTGCTCGCTCAACGCCACCCAGCTCGGAAAACTCGCTGGCCTGTCCGCTAAGGCCACGAATCGGCGTTTGGCAGCCTTGGGTCTGCAGAACCGCAACGATCGCGATGAATGGGAGCTGACCGACGCTGGTGAAGCCTGGGCTGAGGCCATGCCGTATTCCAGAAATGGTCACAGCGGCTACCAGATCCTCTGGAACCCGACAGTGGTTGAGCAACTGCGGGAGGTGGCGTGATGGCACTCCCGATCATCTCCGCATCACAGCGCTTGGCAGAAAAGCAAGGGGTCAAGCTGGTGCTGCTGGGCAAGTCCGGCATCGGCAAAACCACCCAGCTCAAGACCCTGCCCGAGGACCGCACGCTGTTCGTTGATCTGGAGGCCGGCGATCTCGCGGTCAAGGACTGGCATGGCGACTGCGTGCGTCCTGCCACCTGGCCCGAGTTTCGCGACCTGGTGGTTTTCCTGGCTGGCCCCAACCCAGCGTTGCCCGCCGATGCCCCGTATTCGCAGGCGCACTTCGACCATGTGTGCGAGCGCTACGGCGACCCGTCCCAGCTGGCCAAGTACGACACCTACTTCGTCGACAGCATCACGGTGCTGGCCCGCCTGGCGCTGATCTGGGCCAAGGTCCAGCCACAGGCGATGTCTGAGCGCACTGGCAAGCCCGACACCCGCGGAGCCTATGGCCTCCTGGGCCAGGAAATGCTCACTGCGCTGACCCACCTGCAGCACGCCCGGGGCAAGCACGTCGTGTTCGTCGCCATCCTGGACGAGAAGCTCGATGACTTCAACCGCAAGGTTTTCGTACCGCAGATCGAGGGCTCCAAGACTGCAGCCGAGTTACCCGGCATCGTCGACGAGGTGGTGACC